ACATCGTAACCCTCTTCCTTAAGGGTCTCGATAGGGCCTTCCATCGTGTTGTTGATCGCGATGAAAGGCTTTTCATTGCCCTTGAGAGTTCGGATCGCATTGTCAGCGATCGCCTTGGCTTTAAGCGAAAGAATGTACTGGGTCGAAAGGTTAAATAGATGACTTCCGAAATTCGTGGATGAAACGCTTACTTTTGATTCCGATGCACGGGTTTGATTTTCCACGTTCTCCATCTTCTTCGCGACCTTTGAGACCTTCTTACTGAAGCGCAGAATCTGCTGAAGAAAGTCCGTGTACACGTCAGCAAGCTCGCGCTCGCGCTCTGCGTTGTCGGTAGAGGTAACGAAATCAAACGGCACTCCGCCCCAGTTCTGCTCACGGCGCACGAACTCTCCGGATTCGGAGAGCATCGAAGTAAGCGCCTGCTGAAGCGCCAAGCCGCCGCTGTCGAGCAGTTCGGTCATTTCAGCTGGGCGCAATCCAGCACGCTGCATCAAAGTTTTGAGCGCGTAGAGACCGAGGTTATCCGGACGCTTAGCGAACGTCGCAGATGCGAAGTACGCACCTTTTGACTTGGGAAGAATCTGATCGAATCGAATGTTCGTGTCGGAATTTGCGCCGGCCGCTAGGTGAGCCTCGTCCAACACGAAGATTGCGTTTGGAGCAATACGAGATAGCGCCTCCCAGATGGGACCAAACGATTTGGCAATTCGCTTAGATTGACGGGCCCGCTTCTGTTTGGCGCCTTCCTTGAATCCAGGAGGAACATCCGATTTTAGCTGATCGTAGGTCGTGAAAAATGCGTTGGTTCCCTGAGGAAGTTCAGCCGTGTCGTTGATCTTTGCCAATTCCTCACGACTCTTAGCGGATGTTCTTCGCACCTTCACGGTCTCACCAGTGGATGCGAGGTAATCGACGTTGCTGTTCGTGACATAAGGCCGAATACCATTCTCACCGATCGCCGGAAGATCTCGACCAGCCATGTCAGAGTACAGGGTTGGCTTGGCGGTGATGAAAACCGGAGTCAGTCCGTTCAGGCGTGCATACCGCAAAATGGCAGCAACGGTGCGCCCCTTGCCCACACCAGTTTGGTCTGAGTTGATCAGCGCCGAACCGCGTTCAATGTTCCGAATTGCCAAACCAGTAGCGTCAATCTGGGCGGCGGACATTATCTTAAACAACTGGTCCTTGGTCATCTGCAACCGATTAGCGACGTAGTTGTCGATCGGCATCTTGACCTCGGCCTCCAATTCGCGGAGGGCTCGCTCAGTGGCGTCAGCGATGTTTGAGGGGCTGACGAGTCCGGTTTCAGCGTTTTTGCTCTGGCTCTTGTAGGGCTTAGTACGCGCCTCAGACATAGCCTCCGGCTCTGACTCGATTTCGGGATCGACCGCAATCTCAGGCTCGGTGGGCACCGTGGTTTGGTCGATCGCATCAATGACGCCGGTTGCCTGGGTTCGATTGAGATCATCCAATCCCTCGACGGTATTGGCGGTCTCCTGCCAAATGGATAGAAGCGACCGCTTGAGCTTATCCCAGATTTCAGGGAGATCAGCACGCACTTGCGAAGCGAACTCGGCAAACGTGCGGATGCCGGCCTTGACGTACAAGGAAGCCATCTTGACGCCGATTACTAGAATCTCGGGGTCCACGCCCATGGCGGTGCCCCCTAGCTTGTCGCGCAGCTGCTTCTTTAATGCCTCCAGTTGCGTTTGCTCATCCGTAGATAGCTTCGATGTTAACCCGGGCCTTGCGGCAGGCGGCTTAACCACAGGTTCAATCCGTCCTCCTGCCACGCCTCCAGCTGCTCCTGGTTCTTTGACTCTGGGCGCTGGCTCAACCACTGGTCCAGTTGCCGCCGGTTCACTTGGAGTAGGAGTTCGTTGTTCTGGAGCACTTGGTACAACTGCTCCGGGTCCAGGAACAGGCTGCTCGACAGGAACAGGTTCTGGCCGCTTTCCTTGAGATAAGAGTTCAGGACTCGCAGGCGCTCCTGGAACGCCTCCGGGTTGTCCTGCACCTCCTTCAACTGTCGGCTCCACAGCTGGGACATTTCCCATGCTAGTTGCTGCTGGGACGACAGGGGTTGTGACTTTCGATTTGCGAGCTTCATTGATCAGCGGTTTGAGTTGTGCCCAGTTGTTGTAAACGCGAGGTGCTGAAACCCACGGACGGACCAAACCTCCTTGGGCGGATGGAGAGGTTGATCGTTTTCCGTCGATTACCACAATATCGACCGGCCATCCTGCCCCCATCTTGGAGTACATACTGCCGTCGATGGTGAAGAAGTCGGTAACATTAAACCGATTGAACAGGTCAAGGTACTCAGCCCGTTCGTAGGATTTCAGCCGGTTTTCTGGAGTTCCCAGCTTGTTGGACTGCGATCCAGTCTTGGATCCCAAGATCAGCACGGCCTTTCCGTTGGGGGCCATGGCTTCGAGCGTGTTCAGCGCAATAGCGAGGTCGATGCTCGAAGTATCCGCCCGCTTGATACTGCTTCGGAAGAGCGGGAACGATTCCTTATAACCTTCAAGGAATCGAGCGCCAAACGGAGGGTTGATAATGACGCGATCCGGTTGAGCAGAATCCAACAAGTCAAAGAACTCCTTGCTGACGGCATCAAGTCCGGTGGCAGGTTTTCCAATAAAGCGTTCCAGACGCGTGCGGCGGTTGGGATCCAACTCGTTAGCAAGAATCTCCTGCTTAGTCGGATCTGACGTGACAAGCAGCATTCCATTGCCGGCGGTCGTTTCGGCAATGCGTTGACCACTCTCTATGTCAGCAAGGATGCCGGCCAGATAAGCAAGCGGAGGCGGCGTGGAATAGGCTTGCGCGGTTTTACTGGACGCAGTTCGAGTACGCAGATCCGGCCCTTGTTCGTACCGCTGAGTCAGCTTGTCGTAGGTCTCAGTCGGATCTACTCCAGCAGACCGATCTTCACGCACAGTCTGTGCGGTAGCTTGAATGATCTGCGATTCAAGTTCCTCTTCGACTTCTTTCTTGTTCGGTTCAACCAGTATTGGGCCGGGAACAGGTGTTGGTTTGGCAGGAGGAAGCACGGACGCCGCTAGAGAGATTTCCTCCGGAGGACGGATTAGCTCTTCTGGTACGATCGGCGCTTTGGGTGTAGGCTCTACCGGCGGCGCAATAGCCTCTTCAACAGCGGCAGGAATCGTGGGTTCCGGCTGGATTGAAATCGGTCCAGAGGGCGGCCCGCCTGCATTGATCCCGCCAAGCTCTTCGGCAATGTCGGGAGTGAGCGCATCCTCTATGCCAGATACGGTGGCAGCAGAATTCGGAAGAGGGTTTGCGGGATCATCACCAATGGCTGCACGGCTGGCAGCCTCACGATCAATGAATCCAGGAATGCCATCAACCACCGCACCTCTTCCAAGGCGCTCCTGCTGCAAGCTACGAAGCCTCTGTCCACGCGAAATCTTGCCAGCTCCACCGGCAACGAGTCCGACCAGTGTTCCGACGCCCGCACCAACCTCTCCGGACTCAAGGATTCCTTGGCCTAGTTTCTGGTCAGGGTTGTAGATTTTCTGAGCGGCCAGATTCTGAAGGAACTGTTCCGACGATTCCTGTGCTGCTTCTTCAAGGCCAGTTTTGAAAGCGCCACGAACAACCCTTTTTCCAATAGCGCCAGTTACCAGACGCTTTACTGCTGGAACAGCACCTAACGCGCTTTCGGTGATCGCACCAATCGGTGCTGTAGCCATGAGCACCTTACGCTGTGCCTGTGGCTTTTCAGCGCGAAGCCGACTGGCTTCCATCGCGTCTCCTTTTGCCAACGCCTCCGCAATCTTGGTGTCGTAGAATTGACCTGCCTCTTGCGCGGCATCTTCACCAGAACTAAGGCCGTATGCCAGCTGTCCAACGCCGGGTATCGCTGCAACCGGAAGCGATCCAACGCCGCTTGCCAACTGGGTAAGATAATCTTCTTCCCGCAACGGATTGACCGGGAACGCTTCCGCCGCTCCTGCTTGAAGGTTCTGACCCAGCTTAAACGTCGGATCATTTTCAGTTCTCGCTTGGAGAACTTCAGGTGAAACTTCCCTAGTGCGTTGCTGCCATGCTTCGAGCCTACGGTTGTAAGCTTCCATTCCAGCGGGGCTTTCTGCTTGCGCCGCTGTCATCATCGGAGGCGGCTCTTCTGACGCTAAACGCGCAAGGCCCATCATGCTTCCACCAACCATGCGACCGCCTTCCCGCATGAAGGCTGATCCAGCGGAAGAAAGCGCACCTTGATCTAAGGTATCGACAAATTCTTGAAGTTCATTTTCACCAACATCATCAGGAACCTCGATTAGACCGATGTCTTGAATATCAATGAGCTTAGGCATGGTTTATTTGGCTAAGACTAGCTTGCCTGTAACCGGGTCTCGTTGAAAGCGCGCTTTTACGGGAGCATTGGTGGATTGCGCTGATTTTTGTTGGGCTAACTCGCTTGCAACCTGCTCTGCGGTCAGCTTGATTTTCATTGGACCTCTAGGGGTTTCGATTTCGATTTCTCCTGGAAATACAGGTTTCTCAGCTTTTTCAGCCTTGGGTTTCCTTACCAAGACATTTTTTCCATTGATTACACCGCGTGTGTAACCTTCAGGAATAGTTTGAGCAGGTGCTGTCCTCGTAGGAGCTTGCGCCATCATTTGTGGCACATTATCTTGGGAGATCCCTTCTCCAAGCACGTCAAGCGTGGTCATAATTGGCTCAGATCCACCGCCCATAATACCAAATGTGTTGTCTCGGGGAGCGCCGCTGATGGTTGATTCCAAATCGGGAGGAATTGGCACACCTGCCGAATCGCCTCCTGGAAGAATTCCTTGCGAGGCCATGATACGAGCCATCTGTTGATCATTCGTTGCTTTCTGGATAATCCCCTGAACCTTTCCCTTCAGATACGACTTAGATTTTCTATCTTCGTCGGAAAGCGTGATTCCGCCCATTTCGATTCCGCTTGTTTCCGCAAATCCAGCTGTCTCTAACAACTGATCTTTGTTTCCGCCCTCTTCCTGCGCTGTGGCAGATCCAACAATGTCTATCGAGCCGTCACGATTACGTTTCAAAAACCTACCAAACTTAATCGCTAGCCCTTCATCGCGCCCTGTTGCCGCCAACGCCGCCGCCTCTCGCCGCTGGTCAACGAGGTCCTGGTAATACTGCCCGCGCATCCGCGTCTCTTCAGCACGCTGCGCCGCTGCTTCCTCCCTGGCCTGGCGCTGATTCGCCAGCTGCACGCCTTGGAGGTACGATTGCCCGATGTTTTCGAGTCCTGAGAAGGGGTTTGCCATAAGATTAGATCGTTTTCGGCATGATGCTCTGTTGCATTGCAACATTGCTGCTTCCAGCGCCTGCCCCGCCACCAAATCCGCCTTGTCCTAACGCACCAAATCCAAGGTTGGTCAATCCAGATCCTAGCGATCCAAGGTACTGGCCACCAACCCCGCCCGCGCTTGGCATATTATAAGTCCCAAGCAAAGCGGCTTGTTTTTTGGCGCGTTCATCAGCCCTCAAGTTTGCAATCATCTGAGGCGTAAACTCATAGTTTGCCATCTGCGCCATCGGAGTGGTGCCTATAATGTTGGAAAACTGTTGAGCTCCAGCCTGCTGGAGATCCATTGATGTCCTACCTAGGTCCCGCGCCGTTAGGTTGCGAGCCGCCTGGCTTCCAGCGTATCCTCCAGTTAGAGCCTTTGAGGCGGTATTGCGTTGAATTTGGGCAGCAAGGTCAGGCGGCAACTCTCCACGAAGCAACGACATCGCGTTCTGGGTGCGCTGAGCTTGGCCCTCCTGATAGCCGGGAATCTGGATGCCGAGGGATTCAAGAAGCTGCGCCCGGTTGAAGGCGTTTCGTTGTGCTTCAAGTTCTCTGGTTTGAGGTGCCAGTTTCCCTGACTCTCCAATCAACTCTCCAAGGTCTAGGCCAGGCAAATTTGCCGCGCCGCGAGCGCCAGCGCGATCTTTGCTAGCTTGGTTGGCAGAAACTGCTGCGCCAGCCGCGCCAGCAACAACGCCGGTTGTGATAACTGCCGATGCTACGAATGACATAGTAAGTATTGGTTTTGACCCACGTAAGTGAGGTCGTTCAAAAGCTCTTCGTGATCCGTCTTGTTATCCAGATTCAGGTGAACCGTGGTCCAAATGGTGTCCTCATGGATCAGCAGCACGCGGCGAGTTCCTGGCTTGGTGATGCCCGAATACGGCGCCGTGTAGGTCACCATACCCTCGTTCTCGCTAACCACCGTGACCCTGCCTTTGGTGATGAAGAACGGATTGTCGAACTTATGGATGCGGCTGGTGACGACACATCCAGCCGGCATGAAGATTTCACGCACGTACATCCCCTCTGGGAACGTGTGTTTTAGCGGACACTCCTGCTGCGGAATATTCGCCACAAACGCTTCCCACCTGTCCAGACGATCGTCGAACGTGACGGTCTCATCCGTCAGGATGTCGAGCCACGTAACAGGTTGAACGGCTACTGGAAGCTCCTCAGTCATCAGATGAATCCACTGAACCGAAATTGAATCTTCGCGGACCCGAACGGCTGCACGTTAATCACGCTGCGCTCATTGGGGCTGTACGCCTCAAGCTCATTCCGAAGCGACCGCAGTGCTAGCTGGATCTCGCGCTCAGCCTCGGTGTACTGATTCCGGTCTTCCTTCTGGATCGCTTTCATCATGTGCTTGATCGCCTGGAGGTTCCCGATAAACAGCCAGTCTGAATCAACGATCGCCGGTATGAAGTCCAGACGAACGATCGCCTCCACGACCGTGTTGGTGCAAGCCTCGTCTGCTGGCACGCAGCCGTCTCCGTTGTCGATGCAGCAGTTGTCCTGGGTGGTGCTGCACGAGTTGGCGCCACCGCACACCTCGGGCATCCCGACAAGGTAGGTGCGACGGTACTCAGGGTTCTGCTCGCTCGGACCCCAGACTGCGACTTGGGTTTGTAAAAGGGTTGTCGGGTTGTACGCCAGAATCGTCAGGCTTCCTTGAGTCAACGGCTTCTGGGCGCCAGTCAGACCCGGCTGCTTGAAGAGGTTGGTTGTCTGGACGTAGGCCGTGATGGAGGGGTTTGGAAGCGTGACGTACTCGCCCCAGACGTATTCTCCGCTGACCGAGTCCAACGTGCGGATTGGAATTCCATTGGGATCGAGCCCCTGCAAGAGAACACGCTTACCAACGTCAGCTGATAGCTGTGGTGTCACCCTGATGTAGCAGTTACCAACCGAGTCTCGAAACTGCGTCACCATGCCGCGATCTAGCAGCTGGTCTTGCTCGCATCCTTCACGGCCACATCCGGTGCGCGGTGCCCGGGTGTCCGTCTGGAACTCGTACCACTGGTTCTGGATGGGAATGTTGTAGCCGCAGAGGTTCATCGCCTCGATCGTCTTAACCTCGCGAGGCCAGGTGATGCAGCCAGCGGTGACGCAGACGCGCAGCTTCTTGTACGTACCCCACCACTTGCCCATGTCCGCCAAGCGAGCTTGAGCCTCGTTGAGCAACTGGACAAAACGCTCGTCGCAGGTGGCCAGACCTACTGCCTGCGGGATCGTGGAGTTCTTGGCTTGGGCGAGGGTTTTTCTCATGTTATCGGATGGCGCGGGCCATGACTTTCCATTTGGCTTCGGTAATGGCGGTAAGCGTTCCGGTGGTTTTGTGGTTTACAGAAAGAGTCGTAATTTGATCGCTGCGTACAAATCCGATTGAAGTGGTGTTGGAATAAGATGTAACGCGCAGGTCGCTTTCTGATTGATTTGATCGAAGGATACTTCCAACTGGGATGTAGTCTCCACCAGCTGGATTGACTCCCGCGTATCCAGCATCACCACCTGCATCTACGCAGATAATCCCAATATCCCAAGTCAGCGGATCAGCTCCTAACCCGTGTAAAAAACTCACCGAAGCACCAGAAGCCGGAATCGCCAGATAACTCGCAACCGGAGTAATATACCCCGACTCCCAGACCGTAGCCGGAGTCGAGTTTGTCCGTAAAAACTGGCGGTCAATTCCAGGAGAGAAATTCGATGGACCCACATTGCCGGGATTCAGAAGCTGAAACCGAGTGCCGTCGTACACAACGACGCACACCTGCCCGGCTCGTATGTCGCCTGCAACCAATGGAACGGTACCAAACTTCGTGATTGCCTTAACCGCAAGGCCGTCAACCGACAGCGTGCTAGCTCCAGTGTTTACGATTGACCCAACAAAAACGTATGACACCCCTGTCCGGTACGCCTGATTTACACCAGGAGAGGCGGGCGTCAACGTAAGCGTGTAGGCGTTGGCAACGCCGGCTCCGACGCCATACGTAAACTGCGTCTGAACCCGCGACCATCCAGCCGGCGCCGTCGTGTTGTACTTCAGGACCTCGACCGGATTCTGGTTTGAGTCCAGTCGCAGCCAGTAGAGCGAAAGATCAGCTGGGGCAACTGCGCCTGCCGACCACTCTGGTGGCGCTGAATACTGGGCGATTATCGCCTCCGCGTAGGCGTCCAAACGATCCTGCTCGGATGCGTAGCAGGCGGGCGGAGGAAGTGTGCCGGCAGTTAGGTTGATTTCAGGCATGGCTAGATGCGGTAAAGGTAGTCGTTTGGCTTACACGGGCCTGGGTCGCATTCAAGCGCCAAACAGCCCTCGGGACAATCGAAATAGAAGAACTGCTCAAGAGGCGCAACGCAGCGTGTTGGGCGCCCTGTGAGAAATGCGTTACCGAACTGACCTCCGTTATTGCGTACCAACCCTTGTCCGCTGAGCCTTCGGACGCTGTTGCATCCAATCTGGATGTTATCGACGTACCGGAAGAAGTTTCCGATCGAGGAGGTAAACGCTACGTCTGGCCCAGGACTCGCGCAGGTAAACGTTGTGGTCGTCGGGGTTCCGGTTACGATCACCTGGTCGTTGAACGAAGCGTTACTAAGCCCTTCAACGGTCACGTGGTATCCAAGGAGTATTTGGTGCGCCTTGTTCGTCGTGTACGTGGCCACTCCAGCGGTGCGCTGGAATCCGATGGGTTTGATTTCCCATGGGAAGTTGATCGGGCTGTTGATGCCGAGGAATCCGCTTCCTGACGTAACTGGCGTATTTGGAAGCGGACCCACCGGGTTGTTAACCGTAAACTGCGTGGTCGAAGGTGTTGAAAGGACGGTAAACACGCCGTTAAACGTGCCGTCCGTCACACTAACCATCGAAATTTCCATTCCCACCTGAAGTTCATGCGGGGAGACCGTGGTGAACGTCGATATACCAGCTGCGTCTCTTGACGCCCCTGTCGGAAATGGGGCCGGCGGAGCCAGTGGCCTAATCGGTATCTGGTAGTCCGTCGGATAGTACCAAGTGGACTTGTTGACATCGTGGTTGTTGACCAGGAAAACAGCGTCCAGCGGGGTGTATGCTGTCTGGTAGAACCATGATCCTGGCCCTGTCAGGAGAACATCGTTGTTCTCGATCAACATATCCTTGTGCCCCGAAATCAAGGTTGAGTAGGTCTCAGGGTTAGTGACGCTGGGCACCCCTGAAATCAATGTAAACCAATCCTGCACAACCAAGGCGATAAACGCTGATATGTTCAGCGCCGAGTTGTGATGGATGTGGGTTCCCTTGTGCTGGTAGGAATCGACGTAGAAGCAGGTGCCACGGAACCCGTCGAAATTGTTGTAGCTGATATCGGCGCCGTTAGTTTCACGAACGGTGATAGCAGTAACCGGACTCTGCTGGTCAACTGGATTAGGGCCACCCTGAACCCGGTTGTATTTGAACTCGCATCCTGTAGCAAAGATGCGCTGGCTTCGGAGCATGATTACCTGGCCGTCGAGGTAAAGGCCGGGGAGTATGTTTGGGCCAGGTGCGGAAACAGTGAATCGGTTGTCATCCAGTAATGAAATCACCGTCGATTTTGCGTAGACAGGTGGTTTGTAAAACACGCTGCCAACGACTGTAGCGGGCACGTTCGGGAGAACTTGAGCAACGGTGAAGTTAAAATCGTCGATAATCGACGCGACAACCCATGTTCCGTTAAACGAAGAATCAAATGTGATGCCACTGATTATAACCTGGTCTCCCGTGTTGACGAAGTGTATTCCAGCTGTGGTGTATGTCGCAATGCTAGCATTCCGTTGGACTACTGAGGCGTATGTCATCGTCACCGGGACCACATCCCCAACCCGCAACGTGTGTTTCATCACGCAGGTGTATGTCGCAACTCCACCAACGCGAGAAACCACATTGATCGGGTTAATAAGACTTGAAAACCCGCCAACCACACACTGAGTGTTCGACTCTGCGCTACCGGGGTACAGGGTGCTTTGAATCGAGTTGCGTCCTTGGTAGCTGAAATCGTTGTTTAGAACCCTTGCTCCCTGAGTGTTGTCAGAAACATTCATCGGAAGAAACGACTTCGCGATAAACGTCTCGGCATCCGCAATTCCAACTCCAAAATCGTAGAACTGGTTGTTCTGAATGAGCGCGTTCTCGCCGACGTGGTTGATTCCAGCGACGGTGAATAACGAGTTTACACCAGCTTTGGTTTGCGGTGTAAGAGCTACATTTGGATAAGCCCAAGCGCGGGCGTTTTCGTTTACCAAAGTGTAAACGTATCCAACACTAGGAGTGGATCCAATATTTGTTCCTACATTAACGCAAGTAAACTGAGTTGGGCTCGGTGGAGCCAATGTTACAAACGTACCGTTAAAAGACGCATTTGAAAGACCCTCAATAAGAACAGTTTCACCGCCTACAAAGCCATGTGGAGTTGCAGTATCATATATAGCAACGTTTGTGTTTCGCTCGAATCCGTTAATTTGAGTTGCTGTAGTAGGCGCTGCATTTAGGCAGAATACCTCTTCAGTTGAAAGAAATCCGGCAACTACAAAAGTGCCATTGAAAGCCGCACTTGCAAATCCTGTGACATTTATTGAATCTCCGATTGTAAATCCAAAATTCCACTGCGGATGTTTAGTGTAGATAGCATAGCCAAACGGATTTATTCTTGCACGTAAAAGCACCACCCTTAGGTCGCGTTGAAAAGAAAATGATGTTATGTTTGTAATGCTTCCAAATCCTACAAATGAAAGATCGTTTCCTGTGCCTGCTGTGATTACATTACTTATGTATTGCGAAATTGCGCTAATGTTAGTGTATGGCGCAGGTGAAATAGGGGGGCTGTAGGCCGGAGGGGCAACTGCGTAAAATTGAGTGTTAGGTAAATTCGGTTCGTACAACGGTTGCAATACGTTGTAAGTATTTATACCATTTGTCCTTTGAACAGAAACTATCTTTATATCGGCCACCGAATTATTGGCGTAGTTTCCGTCGAAAGTAATTCCTTCAATTATCGTGTTCTTGCAGTTGATGCTATCCAGAGGCGCGCCTGCGTAAGCGCCAGGTGCCCCAACAACTCCAAACCCTGTGTAATTTCCAAGGGTCTTCAGCATCTGAATGTTGAATCCAAAAGTGTCCCCTCTTTTCGTGGAAGTGTTATCGGCAAACTTCAGGATGGTCTTGCCGACGCCCTGGCCTGTGAATGCGACGTTGTTGATTACGCCTGTGAATGGTGGGTAACCCATCACAAGTGACGAAGTGTAGCCGCCGCCAATTAGGTTGATCCAACCGTCTTGGGTGACCAGGGGTGCATCAGGTCCAGGAACCGCTGCTGTAAATTGCGTCGGAGTAGGTATGCTGAGAACCGCGAATCCAAACTGTAACGGCCCGGTGCCGTTGAAGGTGATGTCCGTAAACCCGTACAAGGTGATCTTCTCGCCGACAACGAGCCCGTGCGGTGTGGACGTGTTGAACGTCGCAACGCCTGCGGTGCGGACACGGTCGATGATCTTCGCCCCAGGACTCGATCCAAGCAGGAATGTCCCCACTGGAAAATCGCAGCGCAGCGCAGCGAATAGGCATTCATTGATCGCCCACGCGCTGTTTCTCAGTCCACAGGGATCGGCGCCGTAATCGACTGGGTTTGAAGAAGGCATACTATTCGGAGAGTAGCGGGCAGGCAACGCGGCTGAGATCGCCGTAGATATCCTCTTGGAGTCGCTGGGCAACCATCGCCACGCGCTTGAGCCGGAAGCGGCCGGTGTTCACGTAGCGCAACTGGAACTCGTAGCCATCACGAGTAAACCCTCCGGTCTGCACGTCACACTTGTCCGGAGGCTGCGGGAGGGCAATGCGCGATCTGGCTGGCGGCTGGTAGTATTTGACCTCTTGGCAGTTAATCACCGCAGGAGGGCAGGAAATCTCGCCCGGCTCGCAGTTGCGGTACTTGGCGCAGTCTTTAATCTCGGCCCATGGTTGCCAGCACTCACCCTCGTTAGCCTTGAAGTAGACCTTGGCTTCGATATTGCCCATCACCTGGTCATACCACTGCTCGGCGCTAACAAGGCGCTTCTTGTTTGTGGGTTCACCAAATGTCAGTGAGCGGGTCTCAATGGTCCAGTCGATCGGTACATCATCGAACCCATCGAAGTCAAACTGGCCGTTCTTGGTGACCTCAAAGAGACCGATGTCCCCTTGATTCAGTCCAAACATGAAGCAGCGTTCTTGCTTCTGGATTCGGATCGTCAGCATCTGGAATACATCAACTCCAGTCCAGACCCCCTCCCATGCCGGCGGGAGTTTTCGGCCCATGCCCGAGACAAGATCAAAGTCCAGCACTACGACCCCTCGGTGTATGATACCTCGGTTGTTGACCTTCTGAGGCTGAATGGTCATTAGCAACCGATTGTCGAAGTTCACGGAGCTAGCAGCCGTCAGGTAAAAATCCGTGTCGTAAGCCAGCGCACGGGTCACCTGCCGGCTGATCGGAGTATTTCCAAACTCAGTGAAATCGCGCCTGGCATAGATCAACGAGCGAATACCGTCCTGAGCGCGGAAGAATAGATCACCGTTCACTGGCACGATGGATTCGTGGTTGAACGATCCGAAGTTTAGAAGCGCGAATCGCTGGATTGGATAATTGAGATCCTTCCAAACATCCCGGTCCACAGGCGCGTTAAACGCGTAAGTGGCGGTCGGGGTGAACACCAGCAGGTCGCCGTCGCCAAGGGACGTGTCCAGGTTGGCCGCGAATGCCAACCCTGTGATCGGGCCGCTTGAGACCGCAAAGGCGCCGCCTTCATTGATGAATGTGTTCTCGGTAAATCGAATCACGCTGTCCCGGCCGTAAGCAGGATCACCGTAGACCAAGTCTCCGCCGTAGTATTCCGAACCGCTGGCAACCCAAAGGCGTCCTTTTCCGTATGCCATCGGGCCGCCTGTTGGCACTTCTTCTCCAGTTGCTCGACGCAATGTGGAACCGTCAAACAGATACGGTTGATTCTGAGTGTCTTGGACGATCATCCAATTCTCAGCCTGCTGAAAATAGACGTGTAAAATCTGAGGATTATTGGCCGCTAGCTGATAGGCATTGAATGTTGGGCCAAGCAACGGACCTGCGTCAACTCCCGGTGAGTACGTGGTAAATGTCGTTAGGCTTGGGGTAGTCTGAACCAGAAAATCTCCGAAAAATCCCTGCGGAAAAGACGCACCTGGAGGTTCAGGAAGCCGTACCACCATGCCTGGTGATAATCCGTGAGGCGCTCCGCAAACGTAGGTGGCGACGTTAGAAACTCGACCGCGAGTTTGAATCTGAAACTGGAAATTTATTGGCGTTATGTCTGTAACGCTGAATCCGGCGTTGATGTCGATCTGGAAGACTTTGCCTCCGATCGACACAAAAATGTAAGGGTCTTCGTTGTCGGCAGTGTAGGTTCCGCATCCCTGAAAAAACCCCTCTTTGAACGCCGATTGCACCGCAGCGTTGTAGTAGCCTCCGTTGTAGAGAACGGTTGGATCGGCAAACTTCAGCAGTTTGGTCCAAATCCCAGGCCGCGCTTTCGGGAATCCTCCGCGCACCGTCGTGTTCACCGCCCATGCTAGCTGGTTGGGTTGGATGAGTGAGGGCGAAAAACCGCTATCCACCCCACCTTCAGCGGTGAGGAGGCCATCTACTATGCGATTTTTTTCTGCGACCATGACGCTTGAACGTATTGAAAGGCCGCAGCAGCATTCCCGCAAGATGAATGAAAGCGCAGATTACCTGTCTATACCGTGGCGTACTAAAGACCGCTTTCTCATCGAAGCCGAAATGGTTCGTCGCGGCGGATACATAATGTCCGGTGGCGTCAAGTACGGATGTGGGAAATATCATCACTTCAAAGCAGCCATGACGGCGCTTTGGCCTCACTTCGATTGGCACATCTGGTCTGACCTGCTAATCAAGACTTTCGCGGAAAATCAAGAGGTTGGAATCATGGGCCCAGGATCATCTGGCAAGACCTACACCTCCGCAGCATTCGGGCTCTGCACGTTCTACATCTACCCCACCGGCACCTCGATCATCATGTCGTCAACGACGCGTGAGGGCCTCCAGCTGCGAATCTGGGGCTCGATCAAGGAGCTGCACAACAAGGCCAAGGCCCGCCGGGAATGGCTTCCTGGGCGCGTTATCGAGAGCCGGTTTATCCTGACCAGTTCTGACCAAGACGCCGAGGCGCAGGATTTCCGCGATGGAATCATCGGTGTAGCGTGCAAGGTTGGTGGTACGTTCGTTGGCCTCTCGAACTACGTCGGACTCAAGAACGACCGAGTGATGCTGATCGCAGACGAGGCGTCTCTAATGAGCCGGGGATTCCTCGATTCAGTCGCTAACCTTCGCAAGAATCCAGAGTTCAAGCTGATCGCGATGGGGAATCCCAAGGATCGCAACGACGCGCTTGGGGTAGTCTGTGAGCCGCACTCTACGATGGGCGGCTGGGAAGGCATTGAATACCTTGAGCAGACACGCACCTGGAGAACGCGGGCTCCAGGAGGGGTTGCTGTCCAGCTATGCGGGTACGACACGCCGAACGCGAAGTTTCCGAAAGGAACCAATCCGTACCGAGGCATCATCACGCCAGAGCAGATTCAGGCGGACTTGGATTACTACGGCCGAGACTCGTTGCAGTTCTCGATGATGAACCTCGGTTTGCTGCCCCGAGACGGCGGTACCCGACGCGTGGTAACCATGTCTCTGTGCGAGCAGAACCAAGCGTTCGATGAAATCGTGTGGCAGGGCGCCGACAAGATCACACGAATCATCGGGATCGACGCGGCGTACTCAGGCATCGGTGGTGACCGATGCGTTATGATCGACCTTCAGTACGGCCCGGACAGCACTGGACGCATCGTGCTAGCATTCGCTGAGGCCCCGATCGTAATCCCTGTGACGGCCGTCAAAGCGCAGCAGGCAGAGGAGCAGATTGCCGAGTACGTGCTTCTCTACTGCAAGCAGCGCAACATCCCGCCTAATCAGGTGGGATTCGATTCCACCGGACGCGGCACGCTGATGTCTGCGTTCGCCCGCCTGTGGTCGCCCGAGGTGGTGCCGATCGAGTTTGGTGGCCGGCCGACGGATCGCCCTGTTCGGAAAGGTGATCCGAAGACTGAGCGGGAAGCCTACGGCAAGATGGTCACGGCCCTTTGGTATTCGTCGCGCCTGCTGATCGAATCCAAGCAGCTGAGGAAACTGCCTCGGGAAGTTGCTGAAGAAGGGTCTATGCGCGAATGGGGAATCTCCCGCACTGGTTTGATCGACGTGGAGCCCAAGCACAAAACCAAGGAACGCATGGGCCGATCCCCTGATTTATGGGACTCTTTCGTGGTCGCACTCGAAATGGCTCGCAGAACGGGATTTGAGATTGCAGGCGGGCAGGGGGTTGGTATTGTCAAGCGACAGACACCAAAGTGGCTGACACGTCTGTCAGATAAGCGTCGCACGATGGATACTGAACATTCGCTAACCTATTCCTAACCTTATGGCATCATTCAACAAAGTCATCCTGATCGGCAACCTCACCCGAGACGTAGAACTCAAGTACCTTCCAAAAGGGACTGCTGTTTGTAACCTGAGCTTGGCGGTTAATCGCCGCTGGAAGACCGAGGCTGGTGAGGAGAAGGAAGACGTGTACTTTGCTGAGTGCAAGGCGTTCGGGAAGCAGGCTGAAACGCTTGCTCAATACGTCAGGAAAGGTAATCCGTTGATGATTGAAGGGCGCCTAACCCGGGAAGAGTGGGACGACAAGAAGACCGGAGACAAGCGATCCACCACGCGGATTATGATCGAAACCTTCCAGTTTCTTAAGGAACGTAGCGAAGGTGCCGCGTCCGCGCCGCGCCAGGAGTCCGCGCCGGCCGCCCCGAAGCCTGATCTCGACGCCGATGATCTGCCGTTTTAAAAATCAGGCAGCATGAATTACAACACGTTTCCAAACGGTGGATGGCAGTTCTACGAACCCGCAACCAAGTGGACCGCGCCAAACCCGATGAATTACGATTTTCATTCGATGGCGCGATTGATCCAGCAGCACAGGATTGCCAACCACCTTCCATCGTCATTTGAACAAGCGGTGAGTGATCTGGAAGCCTACACAAAAGCTCGTTTTCCCCAGCAAACAACAACTCAATCCACTCAAACCAATGCTCAACCAAGGGTATCAGGCTGTCGCTCGTGCGGTGGAAAGGGTTAAAAATACGGCGCAAGGGGTAAGGATTCTTGCGGAATGGCTGGGCGATGGCGGTATTCCTGTTGATCGCTCAGTAGCGCAGCATCGTCTTGATACGTGTCTGCACTGCCTGCACAACAAACCCACTAAGCCAGATGCAATCGAGAAGACTGTCGCTGAGGTTATCATTGAGCAGGAGCAACTGCGCCACGACATGGCTATGATCCTTCAAGGTGAGTCTAATGCTGGCACCTGCGAAGTCTGCGGCTGCTACCTGAAGCTCAAGGTTTGGGTGCCATTGAGTTATCTAGGCGATCGTGAAATGCCTGATAAATGCTGGATTTCGCAGGAACGGAAAGCAATCTGAGATCAATATGAGTTTCAAAGAACCAAGTAGAGTCTGGAATGTTGTTAGTGCGATGCTAGAGGCTGAACAGCCTCGTTCTCGCAATCGCGCTCGCATAAACGCTACCTTTAACGGTAATCCTCCATACAGCGAAGAGGAGGCTCGCGACAACAAGATCCAGACAAACGTCAACTTCCTGGAAGGTACGCGCATCATTCATGCGGCACGCCAGCAGTTTACGAACGCGTTCCTGAAGCCTCAGAATTACTTTTCTGTGGGCCTCGATACCGGCCCTCGGGATAAGCGCACTGAGTGGGGCAACATCATCACGAAGCAGTTGAACCGCGTGATGAAGCGGTCTCCGAAGTATTCCACGGTCTTGGAATCTCAGTTTGCCGCGACGGTTCTTCACGGCATTGGTCCGGTGACTTGGTTGCGTGATCGTGAATGGTGCCCGTCGGCTCGTGGAACCGAAGACATTCTGGTTCCTACGAACACGCTGACCACGATGGAGAATATGTCGCACTTCGCGATCTACACCTCCTTTACGGCTGCTGACCTTATCCGCATGACTCGCGGTGAGAACGTCGATCCCGGCTGGAACCTAAAGCTGGTGAACGAGCTGCTGGCCGCGATGATCCAGCGCGAGGCATCGAGCCTCCAGGTCAACGATTGGTCCGGCCAATACTTCCCTGAAAAGATTGAGGAAGACTTCAAGGAGAACTCTGGTTACTGGGGCTCTGATGCGACTCCGGTGCTGCGGTGCTACGATTTCTACTTCCTAGACACGACCAGCGACGATCCTTCTTGGCGCCGCCGCATCATTGTTGACCAGTACAACAGCGGGATCGGTAATATGCAGACCGCTGGCGAATGGCTCTTCGATGCCGGCGACCGCTGTTACGGCCGGGATATCTTCGAGCTGATGCACATCCAGTTTGCTGACGGCGCTGTGGTTCCCCCGTTCCGTTGGCACTCAGTACGATCACTGGGCTACCTGCTTTATGCGGTGTGCCACCTCCAGAATCGCCTGCGCTGTAAGTTCACTGACTCCGTTTTCGAGCAGATGCTCTGGCTCTTCCGCAATGTCGCTGATGGTGACATGGAACGGATGGAGAAGATCGACCTAGTGAACATGGGCGTGATTCCCGAGGGTCTCTCCTGGGTTCCGCAGTCTGAGCGTCACGTTGTCGATTACCCAATGCTGTCAGGCGCTATGGCGATGCACCGCCAGATCATGTCTGAGTCGAGTGCTGCCTACACGCAGGACGTGAATGACGGATCATCGAAAGAGCTGACCGCTACCGAGGTTATGGCTCGCGTGAACAACGCCAACGCGCTGATGGGCTCGATGCTTACACGCGCCTACACGCAGCAGAATTTCCAGTACCGCGAGATCGCTCGCCGGTTCTGCACGATCGACCACCCCGACTGCAAACAGTTCCGTCGTAAGTGCGAGGCTGACGGTGTTGATCCCTCCGTCTGGAACAACCTCGACGCGTGGGACATCATGCCCGAGCGCGTCATGGGTTCCGGCAACAAGATGCTGGAGATCGCTCAGGCTGACCGCCTGATGGCTATCCGACCGCTGCTAGCTCCGGATTCTCAGGCCGAGGTCGTGCATATGTATGTGGAGGCAAACACCGATGATCCCCTTCTGGCAAATCGCTTGGCTCCGATCGACAACAAGCCGGTCTCCCCGGCTGTCGAACGCGCTACTCTGGCGTGGGGCACGCTTATCGACGGTCAACCTGTCGTTATCGCAAGCGCACTCAATCGCCCCGAGTACATCCAGACGCTGCTTCAGATGCTTGGTGGCGCCATTGGTCGTATTGAAAAGGAAGGTGGCGGCATGACCACGATGGACCGCGTGCTGGGATTGGCCAACGTGATACAGCATATCCAGGAGCAGATCCAGTTGATCTCTCAGGACCCGGGCCAGGAGCAGAACATCAAGCTCTACAACGACGGCATCGGCCAGGCTTCAAACTACATCAAGGGCTACGTACAGCGCCTCCAAGAGCAGGCTCAAGCTCAAGCCGAAGCCGGCGCAGCTGGCAACGGAATGGATCCCGAGACCGCTGCGAAGATCCAGGCGATGCTCATCACCGCTCAGTCCAAGTCGCAGATCGCTGCGGCAAACTCCGAACAGAAACGGATTCAGAAGCAGGTCGCGTTCGATCAAGATCAGCAGCGCAAGAATGCTAGCACGATCGCTGAGGCTCAGCGTAAAGGCGCTCTGACTCGCGCAGACATTGCTGCCATGGATCTTAAGACTCAGGCCAATATTCTCAACCAATGACCCCAAAACAAGAGTTTCAAAAAAACCAACAGCGCCTCAACGAGCTTAAGCGCCTCCTGGATAATCAGGACTTACAAGCTGCCCTACTCGTTGCGTTCAATAATTTCTGCTGGAACCTGCCAGCCTCAGAGAATCCTCAACACGGATGGAATGCAAACTGTCGCAGACAGGGCGCAAAAGCGTTGATTGATGAACTCAACGGGCTTGCAGAGATGCGGAAAGATAAACCGACCACCACTCAAAACCTCGAATGAGAATCCTATTATCACCTGATGCCCCAACTGATCGCGGGGCGGATTACACTGACGCCTTTGCAGGAATCGACGCCATCGAAGGCAGCGGGCTGGACAACCCAATGGGATCATCGTCCCAGCAGGCTCCTCAAGAGGTAACACCTGCGCCTGCGGTATCCGCTCCAGAGGTTCAGGCGCCTGCCCCCGCTGACCTTGCTAAGCCCAAGAACGAGGATTTCTTCAACCTCGATAAGTTCACCCCCAAGAAGGATGAACCGGCACCGACCGCTAAGGCTGAGCCCACCAAGCCTGAGCCCACCTCTATCAAGCAGTTTCGTGAGCAGTACGACTTGACCAAGAAAGAGCGCGATGATTTCGCGGCCAAGGTCTCTGAGCTTGAGCGTGCTAGGTCTGAAGGCACTAGGAAGGAAGTCGAAGAGGCCACCAAGTCACTGAAGGCCGAGATGGATTCCATCCGGAAGAACGCCGAGGAGCTGGACACCGAGGTGCGGTATCTAAACTACACGCGTTCCGGTGAGTACAAGCAGAAGTACGAGACCCCTCTGCGCGAAGCCTGGCAGACCGCCCTAGGCGATATTGACGGAATCCGTGTCACTGATGCCGATGGCACTGAGCGCGACGCCAGTCACCATGATATCATGGCGATCCTGAACGTGCCGGTCGCCAAGGCCGCGATTATCGCCCAGGAGATGTTTGGTGCAGCTGCGCCTGAGATAATGACTCACCGCCGCCGGTTACTCGAACTCACTCAGTCTCGCGACAAGTCCATCGCTGAATGGAAGGAGAAGGGAGCGCAGCGTGAAGTTGAGCGATCGAAGCAGGTGGAAGGACGTCAGTCTCGCTCACGTGAACTCTTTGAATCGCAGTTCTCGGATTACGAAAAGAGTCACCCACAGCTGTTCGGCAGGGAAGAGGGAGATGATGATGGCAACAAGCTCCTAGACGAAAGCGATCGGCTGATCCGAATCGCGCTGAAAGGCGAGGGCGTCGATGCTGACATGGGCTACGAGGACAAGGTTGACCTCATTACGAAGGCTCAGGCACAGGTTGCCCTACGTGCTCGGGCCTATGGCCGTGAGCGCCTGCGAGTAATCCGTCTCCAGCAGAAGGTGGCAGAGCTGGAGAAGAAGGTTGGAAAGGTCCGATCCTCGGAACCCGGTCAGGGTGAGGGGACTTCTACTGCGACGCGCATGGCTCCTAAGAGTGCTGAAGACGCGATCGACGAGTTGCCGTCGGCGTACTGAGCTACCAGGCGGCGCAACTCCAGTGCTTCGCAGAGAGCTTCGTGCCCGGTGTGTCACAACCATGCCGGGCACGAAAGCTTTTACGGTTCTTCGGGATGTGCTTCTTGATGGTCATGTTCGGATCACCAAAGCGCACGAGCTTCACTTGCCCGCCTTCCTTAGCCAAGACAGCGGACTTCTTCGAGGCGCCTGGCGTAGACTTCGGTTTGTTGTACCCGGCAAATTTCTGGCCCCGGTAGGTAATCATTTGGCTTTCGGCAGTACGTACCACCCAGCTGGAAGTGTAACCCGACTGGGCCCAGAGAGCTTGCCGTCCTTGTCAAACGCGTAGACGCGAGCGCGGACGGGCTCTGCTAGCATCACGGGGTCACCGCTAGGAACGAGGATCACCTTGGTCTGCTGGCAACCCAGGCAGATTGGCAACACGAGCAGCCAAATCAGATTTGAGAGGCTTTGGCGCATTTCCATCTTCCACTTTCGGTGCAGGCGTCTCTCGGAAGAAATCCAAGAGAGCCTTCACGAGTTGATAGATCCAGTTCAAACCGGAGGAACGACAGGAGTCTTTTCGGCGTCCTTGGCCATTATGAGACCAATGCCGGCGGTCACCGCTGCGATGGTCGAAGCGATGTCGATGTTGGTGCTGGGATCGGCGTCGAAGGCGGCCCGTAGGGCGCCGCCAACAGCGATAAGGATTGCCCCGAGGCCAGCGAGAGTTGTTTTCGTGTTTTTCATTTGGATTTGAACAGCCTATAGGCTCCGTAACAGGCGCACAAGAGACCAACCACAGCGGTCACCAGTCGCACCCAATCGGTTAGGATTGGCAGGAATGATGCAGCGGTGGCACCTGCTGCTGCTGCTAGGCTGAGTCCAGGGCTGGTGCTGCTGTTCGTTGGTTCCATTACTCGGATTTAGGCTGTGCGGCTGCAACTATAAGGTCCACAAGCGGAAGGGCTGCACGGGCGTTAGCAACGCCACCAGCCTTAACCGCGATGTCGATGAGTTGGAGGAGGCTGTTGGCCTGCTCCTGAGTGAGTTCGATGGTAATCATACGACGGGAGCGTCAGCGATAACCACAGGCTCCGCAACCTTAACCGGAGGCGGCACCGGCACCCACGGCAACGGCAGCGTCACCACGGGCGGATTGATCTGATTCTCAATCTGCTGCGTCACGTTGGCTTCGATAGCGGTCTTATCGACTCCGTTGCTATAGCACCA